TACCATATGTATAATTTGAACTTTCGTAAATGACATGTTTTCAAAAACATGTCATTTTTTAAGCTATCTAGAAAACTGATACAAAATTCCAACCAAGATGTGAAAATAACTTTCTACATATTTCATCATGATAAGATTTTCTTTCAACAGTTTTAAGAATATTGAATTCGGATATGTCACACGGAAATTTATACCGTGTTAACAATTGATACAGCACGTACTGATTATTGATGAAATTTTTACGATTTAGTTTCATTCCACCCCCGTTAAAATTATCTTGAAAAAGTTTCTCATATGTTTCTACTAGTTGATCAAAATCCGAAAGAATTTTGGATTCTAGTTGACTAATGTCAGGAGGTTTCTTACCAGTTAGAGTGTAATGTATTAATACAGCATCTTCATAGTGCTTACTATAACCGGTTTCCCTTAAAAATAATAACACATGATCCTTTGTGATTTTAGAAAATTTTTCATTTCGGTTACGAGACTTAATCAATAGTCCGTGTAACTCGAATTGTTTTTCTAATGCATCATACACAACTTGTGCTATTGAGCTATTTTGCTTTCCTTGGTATTGGTTCATACAGTCTCTGAAATGTATACGTTTGTCGTATGTGTATTTAGATCCGACATTCACGCGTTCCACATCTTTATACGACGAGGACGAAGCAGCAAGCTGAACCTCTTTACCGCAATTAGTGCAAACAGAAAATCCATCTACGTCGATTTTTTCGACGGTTTTTTGACAATTTTCACAAATTGTTTCCGATTTCTCTGTAATAACCACCGGTATACCCTTTGACTTATATTTTTTTATGATGTTCAGGTATTGTTTAACTAATTTTATTTTCTCCTCATCTGGCTCTTCAACTGTTCCCATGAATGATACTTTTTTAGGCTTTCTTAATATTTTCTCATAATTATTAATTATCTCCGCTGTTTCCATTAAGTAAAAATTTTGTGTTCTTTTTGATTCAATGTCATCTATTTTTTTCGCGAATTGTGTTTGTGTGCTTGCTATCATCGCGCGAGTACTATGAAGAAGTTGAGGATTCTCGAGGATTGTGTTTAGTGCCGCCAATTTATTTTTAAACTCTTGTAACTGGTCATTATCATGCGTAAAATCTTCGAGAATTTTTCGATGTAATTCCAATATATCGACCTCATTCTTCGACATTTTGAATAACTTCTTCCTATTTAAGTTTTAATTCGTTCATTTGTGAATTAAAACTTAAATTCTATAGATCGATTTCGAAAAAAAAAATTATAAATTTTTTCTTGCTGGTAATAAACACAATGGCATCTTTATGTTCTTCTAATCTTACCTCAGGTTTCATCGATCTTGCTACGTACGACGAGCAGGAGAAATATATGTATGGTGGTCGCGCTGCGACAGCCTACTTTGTCCGCGAAACTCGCAAGTCCACCTGGTTCACTCAGGTTCCTGTTGTCTTGAGTAAATGCAGTGGCTCGCCAGCTTTCGGCTCTGAATGGTCTGTTCAGATTTCCCGTGCCGGTGATTACTTGCTTCAGACTTGGCTTCGTGTCGAGCTTCCTGAAGTGTGCATTACTTCGGATGCACCGGTTGACGGCTCAACCCTTATCGGTTGCTGCGCTGTTCGCTGGACTCGTAACTTGGGTCACGCCCTTATCCGCGAGGCTTGCTTGACATTTAACGATCTTGTCGCGGCTCGTTTCGATAACTACCACCTTGATTTCTGGGCGGCTTTCACCACCCCGGCTTCTAAGCAGAACGGTTATGACAATATGATTGGTAACATTGGTCAGCTTGCTGGTCTTGGTAATGTGCACGCGCTCCCAGCTGCTGTGCTTAACATTCCTCTGCCATTCTTCTACACTCGTGATAGTGGTGTTGCTCTGCCAACCGCTGCTCTTCCGTACAATGACATGCGCATTCAGTTCACTTTCCGTCGTCTGAACGAGCTGTTGATCGCCGATTGCTGCCAGCTTCCAGTTGCCAACGAGCCGGCCAACAACACTAGCATCATCACTCAGGGATCCTTTGCCGGCGCTGCTGCAGGAGCTGTCGCCTATGGCTCTATGCAGTCGACATGCCTGAACGCGAACAGCTTGAACCAGCTTGCAGCTCAGTATGCCTCTGGACCCAATGGTTTGAACGCTGTTGTTCCTTACATTGCTCAGCGTCCTGCCGGTCAGGGTATTGGTACCAACTCGAATGTGAACTTGCAGTTCGGTATTGCGAACAACGCTGCGGTGCAGCAGCCTAACTGGCGCTTCTGTAACGGCGCCGAGCCATCTTTGGGCTCAGTGTCCGTCTGGGCTAACTACGCTATTGTGTCTAACGATGAGCGTAAGCGCATGGCCTGTGCTCCTCGCGATATTCTTATCGAGCAGGTGCAGACAGCTCCTCCTTGCGGTTTCAACCCTCGCAATGTTAACACGCCAGAGCAGTACGACATCCGTTTCTCGCATGCCATCAAGTGCCTGTTCTTCGCTGTGCGTAACAAGACTCTTCCTTGCGAGCACGGTAACTACACCACGCACCCAGCTCTTCCAGTGCTTCAGTGTCTGAGTGGTGCTAAGAGTGGTACGCTTATCACGACCGCCAGATCTTTTGATCCGGTCGCGGCGGCCTCCTTGCTGTACGAAAACACCTATCGTCTCGCCAACATGGGTTCGGACTTCTACTCTCTTGTGGAGCCGTACTACAAGGCACCGACGATTCCGGATAAGACGGGTTACCACATGTACTCGTACTCGCTGGACTTCTTCAACCTTGATCCGATGGGTTCTACCAACTACGGTAAGTTGACCAACGTTTCTCTGTACGTCAACCCATCCCAGGCAGCTGTTGAGGCGGCTCTTGAGCCGAACTGCAACAACGTCACTGGTGAGTCCGCCGCCAACGCTGGTGTGCAGTACACTTCCTCGTGCTCTACGTCGGTTCCTGCTAACATTACCGCCGCCGGCGGCGGCACGTTTCCCAACGCAACCGAGTTGGAGAGTCAGTCTTCGGTGAACAATGTGCGCTATTGCCAGGCCCAGACATTCGAGTTTGTCGTCACGGCTGTGAACAATAACATTGTCCGTATTTCGGGTGGTGCTCTTGGTTTCCCAGTGCTCTAAATGCAAACTTTTTACAAATTATTTTTCATATCATATTTCATCATGAAATATGATTTTAGATGATTCATTTATTAGTTTAAATTTTTACCACTTTTCATAAATCATAAGTATAAATGAGCGAAATAGTCGAAAACGATACACCAACTTCATCAGTTGATGAACCACTTTTATCTCGAATAAGTCGCGGTCGAGATGATGAAGTTTCATCTGGTCTACCACATCTAAGCTTTGAAGAAACTTTTCCACCTTTACGTAGACGTAGAAGTTTACTTTCACCAAGGCGTCGCTTTACTCGTCGAGCGTCAAATTTAAACTGTCAAGTTTGCGGTTTTCATCACACAATAATGAGTTCAAAACACAATATTTGTTACGATTGCTTGGTACAGCGCTTAAGTGATAGTAAAGTTTTTCAACAAGGATTTGATATAAATAAACATACTGGGGAGAAAATGTGTATAGTATGTTTAGATCACACTAAGCATATTGGCGACAAGTACAGAATATGTGTCGATTGTTTGATTAAAAGACTAGGTGATCTGAATTTATTAAATTTTAATGAATCCGAAGATTTGACATCAATATTTCTTATAACTGAAACAGATATATCAAATAGGTATCCGGCCGATTGGCAACGTAAAAAATACCTACCGTGTGATTTATGCGCACAGGATGTTATCGACGAAACCCGTAAGGAACGGATCTGTTTGGATTGTCTATTCGATAGTTTACTAGGCACACCGTACTTTAAAAAGGAAACGAGACGAGTATACTTTCGTACATAGACTCAAAACATCACTAAAATCGTGTGTCACAGCTAAAAATCTTATTTAAAGTACGAGCATGACGATTAATAAATGGACAATACCACGAAACATATTTCAATAGAACCATATAACGAACATTATATTTTGGTAACTTATCCAGACTCCAATGAATTTCCGAATTTAGAATCTCAAATAAATTTATTCGGCGGAGAAAAATTACCTATGCCAAACGTGGAGGGTAAAGAATCTTTAAAATACTGGTTAGTAGATAAAACAAAAAAACAGGAGATGGTTGATTTAAAAAATAGTTTGGAACACGAACAATTATTTACCGGTGCATTTAGTTCTTTCACAAATCAAAAAGAACAAACTAAATATAGGCGAGCAATGAGCGATGACGAAGATTCTTCTGATGAAGATTTACCCGATCTCACAGTTAAGAATTTAAAAAATATGTATAAATCTCCGAAAAGGGATAAAAAAGATACACCCAAATTGCTTATAACACAAGATGACTTGTATTCTTCGGAATCTTCTGACAGTGAACATGAGGATTCTGATGACAGCGATTTTCCTGAAGCCAAATCGCCAAAAAATCATGAAAGAAAGTATCGAAAAATTTTAAAGAGATTTCGTAGTTCACCGAAAAATAAAAAATGAATTCTACTTAAAAAACTGAGGATAAAGAAAAATGTCTCAATCTACTTCAAGTCAAACCTCTAGCCCCTCAACGGCTAATGAAAAGCTTACTAAAGCTACTATCGCATCCCAAGGCAACAAAGTGCGCCTTGTTGATTCTGACCCCGACAATAAGTTGGATATCTATTGTTATGTTAGATGTACTCCTAATACTGATGGTACAGTTAAATCGTGTCGAGGTGTAATCACTCAAGAAAATAACGTAATTCTTCAAACATACCCCTACACACCTGAATATGGAACGGGGGATCTAGACACAGTTCAAAAATCTACTGCTAGTGATATTAGCGATGTTCGTGTGTTCGACGCCCACGAAGGGAGTCTTCTTCGCCTCTTTTGTGTCAACTCGAAGTGGTATCTCACAACCCATAGAAAGCTAGACGCTTTCCGCAGCAAGTGGGCAAGTCGGCAGTCATTTGGTGAACAATTTTTGGAAGCATTGACAGCTGAATACGAAAACAACGATGATTTCAAAAATAGGATGGACGGCGTCACCCAGGACGAAGCTTTCTCAGTGCACACCAATACGCTGTTCAATAAGTTTTGCACCAGTCTCGACAAAACAAAGTGCTATTGTTTTCTGGTAAGGAACACGGCGGAGAATAGGATTGTCTGTAAAAATCCATCGCGTCCAACTATGTATTCTGCTGGTACATTCAAGCTGGAAGATTTTGATTACTTCTCCTTGGATGAAGATACCGGTATTCCTAACGCTCAGGAGCACAAGTTCGAAAACTGGAGTCAGCTGACAGAACATGTAAATAGTCTATCTGAAGATGAACTACAAGGCGTGATTGTCTTTTCGGGTAAGAACCACGCTAAGATCTTCAACGAGAACTACATGGATTATTTTAACATTCGTGGAAATGAGCCGAGTATTAAGTTTCGATACCTGCAACTACGCATGGACAAGGAAAAGACCGATAAGCTTTATGCTCTTTATCCTAGGCACACTGACACATTCGAAGAGTACGAGAACGTACTTTATAATGTTTCAAAGCTTGTGTACGATGCTTATGTGCAACGGTTTATCAAAAAGAAGTACGTAACACTTCCAAAGGAACAGTACACCATCATGAGGAGTTGTCACTCATGGCATCTTGAGGATCGTGTTAAACACCGTATTTCGTTGCGAAAGGTGATAGAGCTAATGAACAAGCAAGAGCCCACTAGTCTAAACCGAATGATTCGGAGTTATATTCAGGAATCAAAAAATCCCGAGCAGGCTGCACAGAAGAAATCGGATACACCGACTGAGTAAATGAAATTAGCAATTTAAGTTGAAATAATATTAAAAGTATTATTTCATAACAAACTATTTTTGGTTCTCAACACCACTGGTGTTTTAATACTAAATAATTTTTTAGTTATAGGTAATTTACGAAAGCTCTTCGTGTAAAGATTGTAATTTTCTAAAATACCGACATTGTTAAAGATATTTTTAAAAATATAGAACAATAGGTCTTTAACAGTATTATGTTTATTAAAATCAGACACTACAATGTGTTCTTTGTATCCGGATTTAATGTCATAAAAATAAACATCTAACTTTCCCATTTATTTAATAACATTTAAAGTTGTAAGACTTTGTTAAAATGTCAAAGAAAAAGCGAGATCCATTGAAAGTTGTAAAGGTACCGCTTGATAGAACTGTTAGAACTGACTATCGTAAAGATTTCAGAAGACTACCAAGGTTGTATCTCGAGCTAATTGAAAATACACATAAGATAGATGCTAAATTTCAAGGAAAAGAATTCCAGCCTGATTACTCTAATTTAGACATAATTAATAAACCTCAGCAAGTCTTTTCCCCGGAAGAGTCGCCTAGTAGAAGTCAAAATTTAGGTGACATTTTTAACGATGACTCGGACGACGATGATGTTTCGATAAAATCGGTGGAATCCGGAGACGACCCATTGACAAATCGTCTAAAAAGTCTTTTGTCTGCTGATGGAGACGATGCTTCTACCAATGCGTCGGATAGTCCACAGAGATTTACTAGCGGGCGAAGTAAACGGCGTACCCCACCAACTTTAGATCAACTAAAACAAGCAGGTGCCTATCAAGCCCCTAAACGAGTTGGAGAACTCGGTGGTGGCGGTGTATACGATGAAGAAGAAGAGGAGGACAAAAAGCGCGAGTTGTTGTTTAAATTCGACTTACTTAAGAAATCCTACAAGGGACAACAAGTACCGGAGTTCAGCATTCACTCTGACTACAAGACAATGGAAAGAAGTTATGAGCATACTGTTAAAAAATTGTCACTGGATAGTACGGTAGAAAATTATAAAACTTACTTGATTGGAGGTTTTATGGTAGTCGAGTATGTTTTTGGAAGCTGGTTTAAGTTTGATATGCAAGGATTCACACAACAACAGATTCTATCAATGAACTCGTATGAAAAACTGTTAATAGAGTTAGGTGAAAAATCATACGTACCGGAAGGTAGTAATTGGCCA